AGCGCCCATATCCCCCCGAACGTCGTTTCCGCATCGCCCGAGCAGGGAGGTGGTCACGTCTAGCCGCATCGTCGCAGGTAGGAGGCCATTTCGTGTCGCTCACTGATGCTTCGTCCGGCTCACGGCTCGACTCACTGGTAGCTCTGCGCGGAGTCCTCGCGTTCGAGATCGACCAGTGTGAGTCGGCGCGCGATCTTGCCGCGCTCTCCCGCCAGTTCACCGACGTGCTCACGCAGATCGAACAAGCCGAGAAGGCTGCACCGCAGCAGGCAGGGACGGCACTCGATGAGCTCGAAAAGCGACGTCTTGCTCGGGGGTCAGCAGCCCCGCATCGCGCACGCGCCTAAGTTCCTCTGGTCGCACGCTGAGGATGCCGCCTTCCTGTCGTCGTCCTACGGGCTGACGGCTGATCCGTGGCAGTTCCTCGTCATCGAGTCGTGGCTCGGCGAGGACCGCAATGGACTGTGGACTGCCGGCCGATGCGGCCTCGCGGTTCCGCGCCAGAATGGCAAGAACGGCGCGCTCGAGATCCGCGAGCTCTACGGGATCGTTGCTCTCGGCGAGAAGTTCCTGCACACCGCACACGAGGTCAAGACGGCGCGCAAGGCGTTCACGCGACTGGCATCGTTCTTCGAGAATGAGCGGCTCTATCCCGAGCTCGCGGCGATGGTCCGGGAGATCCGCAAGACAAACGGTCAAGAGGCCATCGTCCTGAAGAACGGCGGCTCGGTCGAGTTTGTCGCTCGCTCGCGCGGGTCGGGTCGTGGATATACGGTCGACGTGCTGGTCTGCGATGAGGCGCAGGAACTCACGGACGAGCAGCTCGAGGCGCTCCTGCCGACGATCTCCGCGGCGCCGTCTGGCAATCCGCAGACGATCTTCACGGGTACCCCTCCTGGGCCGACGTCGCCCGGCGAGGTGTTCACTCGCGTCCGAACCGCCGGTGTGCTCGGCAAGGACCGGCGCCTGTCGTGGCACGAGTGGTCATGCGAGGGCGCGATCGACATCACCGACCGCAATCTGTGGGCAGCAACCAACCCGGCACTCGGCCGGCGGCTGAACATCACGGTCGTGCAGGACGAACTTCCACCCACGATGTCGGTTGACGGGTTCGCGCGTGAGCGACTCGGCATGTGGTCGTCCTCGTCGCACCTCGCCGTCATCCCCGCGGTGGCGTGGGAGAAGCGCGCGACGCTGACGCCTCCGACAGAGGGAGCCGTCGCCTACGCGCTCGACATGTCCCCGGATCGGGCGACGATCGCAATATCCGTCGCCCGCAAGACGGGCGGCTCGGTACACGTCGAGTGCTTCGAGCATCGATCGACGGCGCTCGGCACCGCGTGGGCGATCGACCTGCTCGTCGAGCGTTGGTCCAAGGCGACCGCCATCGTGATCGACGGGCAGTCGCCGGCGATGTCCCTCGTCCCCGAACTGCTTGCGCGACACGTCAAGGTCACGGTGACCGGGGCGGGCGACATGGCGAAGGCGTGCGGCCTGCTCTACGACGCCATTCTGTCCGACGCGAACCGACTCACCCACTTCAATCAGCCCGCCCTCAATGCCGCCCTCGCAGGCGCCAAGAAGCGGGACATCGGCCAGGCCGGCGGGTGGGGCTGGAACAGGAAAGACCCGAGCGTCGACATCACTCCCCTGGTGTCCGTGACTCTCGCGCACTACGGCGTACTGACAAGCAAGCGGCATCCAGGACGAACAGCAAGGGCGGTGGTGATGTCGTGACGACCCTGATCCCTAGCATGGCTGTCGATGTCCCCGGACTAGGACTCGAGCACGAGCGCGCGCTCGAGGTTCTGCTCATGCAGATCATGCAGAAGTCGTCTCGCAATGCGCTGCGTCGCCGGTACTACGACGGCAAGAACGCGCTGCGAGATCTCGGCATCGCGATTCCGCCGCAGCTCCGCAAGGTTGAGACGGTTGTCGGCTGGCCCGCTAAGGGCGTCGATGTCCTGTCTCGGCGCATCACGTTCGACTCGTTCTCGCTCGCTGGTGGCGACCCCGCCTCGCTCGGTGTGGACGCGCTCTGGGATGCGAACCGCCTCGACATCGAGGCACCGCAGGCGCACACGTCGGCCCTGATTCACTCTGCCGCGTTCCTTGCTACGACGACCGGCGATGTGCAGTCGGGTGATCCTGCCGTGCTTATCACAGCCCGCTCGGCGCAGTACGCGACGGGCATCTGGGACCAGCGTCGCCGCGGACTGTCCTCTGCGCTGTCGATCATCTCGATTGACGCACTCGGGCGCCCGGACTACATGGTTATGTACCTGCCCGACACTGCGATCATCATGCGCCGCGAAGGCATGAACTGGGACCTACGCGAGTCGCGGCACGCACTCGGTCACGTCCCGGTCGAGCCGCTCGTCTTCCGCCCCGAGCTCGACCGTCCGTTCGGTCACTCTCGGATCTCGCGCGCCGTGATGTCCCTGACGGACTCCGCTGTTCGCACCCTGCTCCGCACCGAAGTGTCGGCCGAGTTTTACTCAGCCCCGCAGCGGTACGCGCTCGGCGCTGACGAGAACTCGTTCATCGACGCTTCTGGCAATCAGATCCCGGCATGGCAGGCGATCATCGGTCGGATGCTTGCGATCGGACGCGACGAGGACGGCAACGTTCCCACGGTCGGCCAGTTCCCGCAGCAGTCGATGGCCCCGCATATCGAGCAGATGCGCGAACTAGCGTCCCTGTTCGCAGCCGAGACGGACCTGATGCCCGACACGATGGGTGTCATTCAGGAGAACCCGTCCTCGGCTGAGGCGATCGAGCAGCGCAAGGAGGAGCTTCGGCTCACGGCAGAGGCGTGCATTACCTCGTTCGGCGCCTCCTGGGAGCGCACGATGCGTACCGGCCTCACGATGCTGGACAGTTCGCCGGCCGCGCTCGCCGAGTACGCGCGCCTGCGCGCCAACTTCCGGAACCCGTCCACCCCCTCGATGGCGTCCTCTGCCGATGCCACGACCAAACTCGTCGCCGCAGGCGTCCTCTCGCCCACATCGGAGGTCACCTACGACGGGCTGAACTTCTCCGAGCGGCAGCGCGAAATCCTGCGCGCAGAGGCTCGGCGCGCCCGCTCGACGACGATGCTTGCGAGCCTGACGGCTCCGGTTCCCGCAATGGTGCCCGATGGCATCGCGATCTGATGTCAAGCAACTCCGCACCGCGAACGACGGCATCGTTCGACTGGCAACGCGGGACCTAACGAAGTTTTGGGGCTCGCTAAATCTGGCGAAACCGGATGCTGCGCGGGACGCGCTGCTCGAGTTCATCCCGACACTCGTCACCGAGTATGGCGACATCGCAGCAACAGTAGCGGCCGACTGGTACGACAACCTCCGGGTTGCGGCGGGCATTCGCGGCACGTTCGCGGCGGTGCTCGCTGATGGTGTACCTGATGCTGCGGTCACGTCGACCGTCCGCTTCGGCGCCGGCCACCTGTTCACCGACGTCCCATCCGGAACGCTCGACTTCCTCTCGGGCGCAGTCAGCAAGTACGTGCTGCAACCGGGCAGGGACACGATCGTTGGGTCCGCACGGGCTGATCCTAGCGCTCATGGCTGGTATCGGATCAGCGGCGGCGGGTGCTCGTTCTGCGAAATGCTCGCAGGTCGCGGGGCTGTCTACCGCGAGGACTCGGCCGACTTTGCGGCACACGACCACTGCAAATGCGGTGTGGCCCCGTCCTGGGACAAGACGCGCCCTGAGGCCGACGTCATGCAATACGAGGCGTCTCAGCGAACGTCTTCGATGACGCCTGAGCAAAAGGCAAACCACAACGAGAGCCTCCGCTTCTATCTGGCAAGCCTGCCCGACTGACTTCTGCCGCACGGCAGAGAACCACGCACAACCACACCACGGTGCCCGCACGGGCGACGCGGCGATCCCGCACGGGAGGACAACAAGATGAGCACCGACGTTACGACACTCACCACAGCCCAGGCCCTAGGCCGGTTCCGCAAGGAGCTCGTGGAGGAAGGGGTCAGTCCGGAACTCGCGGACGCCCTGACTCTCCAGGCTTCCCAGAGCCTGCTCGAGGATGGATTCGAGGTGCGTAATGTCTGAGCAGACCCCGACCCCTACGCCTGTCGCACCCGCCCCGACGCCCGCAGTCCCGCCCGCACCCGCGGGCCCCACGGCGCCTCCCGCACCGGAGACCGACTGGAAGGCCGAGGCACGCAAGTGGGAGGACCGCGCGAAGACGAACAGCAGCGCCGCGACCAAGCTCGCCGAGATCGAAGCGGCCAGCCTGACCGAGGCGCAGAAGCTTACCGCCCGCGCGGATGCGGCCGAGGCGAAGGTCGCCAAGTTCGAGTCTGACGCACAGGTCGCCGCATGGCGGGCTGAGGTCGCGACATCGACTGGCATCCCCGCCGATGCGCTGCGCGGCTCGACCAAGGACGAGCTCGAGGCTCACGCCGCGCTGCTCGCCCCGCTCATCGCTCCGAAGGGGCCTTCTGGGGCCGTTGGCCCCTATGTCCCACCCGAAGGCGGCGCACCTCGCGGCGCCCTCGGTGACCCCGCGACTCAGTTCGCCGAGTTCATCCGCAACGCCCGCGGCCAGTAGGTCCGGGCGTACCCGCTTCCCCTTGAAGGAGTTTCACCGTGGCTATCAACGCAACTGCGCTCGCCAACGTCGCAAGCACCCTGCTCCCCCCCACTGTCACCGGCCCGATCTTCGCGAAGGCGTCCGAGCAGTCGGCCGTCATGTCGCTGGCCCGCAAGGTCCCGCTGTCCGTCTCGGCCCAGACCGCGATCCCCGTCCCGATGGACGTCCCGGTCGCCGACTGGGTTGGTGAGGGCGGCGTCAAGCCCGCCTCGCAGGTGGGCGTCGGCGTCAAGCTGATGACCGGCAAGAAGATCGCGCTCCTCGTGCCCGTCGCCGATGAGGTCATCTCGACCAACCCGGCCGGGCTCTACGACCAGCTCTCGCAGGATCTCCCGACCGCGATCTCGCGGGCGTTCGATCAGGCGGCCATCGCTGGCAAGTCGATCCGCACCGGCGGCGCTGGCCCGTTCGCTGACTACCTCGCCCTGAGCAACAACACGGTCGCGCTCGGCACCACGACGGCCGCGAACGGTGGCATCTACGTCGACCTCGTGACCGGCATGGGCAAGGTCGTCGACCGCAACTTCGACTTCACCGGCTTCGCGGCTGACCCGCGGCTCCTGGTCGACGCGATGCTCGCCGTCGACACGCAGGGGCGCCCGCTCCTGGTCGACAACCACTCCACCAGCACCGGTGGCGCCGTGGACTCGCGCACGCTCATCGGTCAGCCCGCGTACTTCAACAAGGGGATCTCGGGCAAGTACTGGCGCGCTGGTGACTCGGTGCAGACCGTCACCATCGGCGGCGTCCCGACCGGCGGCACGTTCACCCTGTCGGCTGGAGGCAACTCCTACGTGGCCGCGTTCGCGGTCACCACGGCGGCGCTTCAGACCGCGATTCAGGCGTGGGGCGGCATCTTCGCGCTCGTGACCGTAACCGGCACGGCGGGCAGCTCCTACGTCATCACGTTCCCGGCGATCACCACGGGCGTCCAGGCTGCGTCGACCGCGTTCTCGATCAACGGCAAGGGCCTCACTGGTGGCACTCCGACCGTCGCGATCGTCGCGTCGGGCGCGGGCGGCACGGACTCCCTGATCCGCGCCGTCGGTGGCGACTGGTCGCAGGCGGCCTACGGCGTCGGCATGGACATCACCGTCAAGGTGTCCACCGAGGCGAACTACTTCGACGGAACGACCTGGCACAGCGCCTTCCAGGAGAACCTCACGCTCCTGCTCGTCGAGGCCTACTACGGCTTCGTGCTCGGTGACCCGAACGCCTTCACTATCTACACCAAGGGCACCGCGGCGTTCTGATCTAGTCCGCTCAAACTGTAGGGAGGGGTCGTCATGGCAGCATTCGCAACCGTCGCAAATCTGGTCGCGCGTTGGCGGCCCCTCACTACGGATGAGCAGGCGCAGGCCACCATCCTGCTCGATGACGCATCGGCGATCGTGCGCGCAGAGTGCCCGACTGTGGATGCGCTCATTGCGGCCGCGACACTCGATCCGGCTGTCGTGCTGCTCGTCGTCTGCGGCATGGTCAAGCGCGCGATGCTAGCCAACGCAACAGGCGAGGGCGTGTCGGCCGAGCAGCAGACTGCCGGCCCGTTCGCTCAGTCGCTCACGTTTGTGAACCCGATGGGGAATGTCTACCTGACCAAGCAAGACCGACGCCTACTCGGCTTCGGCGGTCAGCGCGCGTTCACCATCGACACGGCCCCGCTTGGATCGGGCGTTACCACCGTCGGCGCCGGCTACCCGTGGGACGTGATGTAGTGCAGTTCGGCGAACCCGTCTCGCGCATCCGCGCCGGGGTGTCTCCCGGACCCGATATCTATGGCGATCCGCTCCCGGGCGTCAATGTCGAGGACGCTCTCGATGGGGCTGCGTTCGACCCTGGCGATTCGAGCGAGCCTGCTCAGATCGGGACAGCGCGAGTCGTCACGACCCCCAAACTCTACTTCTACCGCGGTGCTCCCGATATCCTCTCGTCCGACCTACTTCGCGTGCGCAGCGATGTGTACTCGGTCATCGGTCGCCCCGCTCGCTGGGTCAGCCCGTTCACCGGGGCGACGTTCGGCCTCGTAGTCGAGCTCAAGATGGTCGATGGCTGATGGATGACTTCGACCTCGAACTGATCCCCGACCTCGACATCGAGATTGCGAAACTGGTCGACAAGAGTGACACGGCGATCGACGCGTGCAACAAGATCGCAGCCGCCGCACGGTCGCTCGCCCCGGTCGATTCGGGCGACTACCAATCGAAGATCAAGGTCGAGCGG